ATCGCCGCTGACTTCGACGCCTGCCGCCATCAAACGGACACGATTATAAGGATGCTGGGCAAGCCGTTTGCCCATCGAGGTTGCTTTCAGTTCCACGCCGACACCAACGTCAGAGAATAGGATTAGGAGGAGTTTACCTGTCAGACCCTTAGCGCTCCAGCCTTAAAACAGGCTATACTGACTTTATAAATATTTTTATTGATTTTTATATTATTATTCAATCACTTAGGTTTAGATATGGCCTTTATATTTTTCACATGGCAGCAAAATGGCAGCAGAAAATTTTCGATGGCAGCGGGCATAAAAAAACCCGCTTTCGCGGGCTTCATTCAGTGCAACTGTAACGGCTGCTGCTCTTGATGTACATGGAGCATCACTTTGTTCACCTGCCCCGGACTTACGATAATCCCCGCTAGTGCCTCGTGCGTCTTAAAAGTACAACTGCAATTGATGTTGGTGCATTGATGGTAACGCTCTTTTGTTTCTTTCGAGATATAGCGGCTGCTTTTAGCGTGAGCTGCGGTGCTGCATAACGGGCAGTGCATCATGATCAATAATCCTTTAGATGGCGAAGCGGTGGCGGCTGTTTGTATTTTGAATAATCAAACTTGATTTTGCAAATTTAAGTTTCATCTCATTTACACCTCATCCTCATCTGCTACGCCATCCTCTTCTGCCGTGTACTCAACATCAGATAGCAATACCTCGAAATCAAGTTGTGTTGTATAGCCTCCGCTTGAAAGGCTATGCGTCACTTTGCTGATAATCCACGGCTGCGCATCGATCACCGACTTAAAGCCGTTCACCCTGACGGGCGTCTCCGGGTACAGGTCGGCACGTCCCATCGCGAGCGTAAGCGAGAACTCAGCGACGCCGCGCTGCAGCTTATCCCACTTTGCTTTAGCTGCCCGCATCGCTGCCGCTTTCGTCGCATACACGGTCGTCAGCGTAAAAATGTTGTCTTCAGTCCCTGCGAGATAATCGCCCTGTCTGGCCTCCGGTGTTTTAGTCGCAGTCGCCTTTTTCTTTTTAGCCGCGGGGTGCTCCAGCGCGCGCAGGTGCTTTACCTTCGGCTTACGCTTCACCTTAACTTTCTTTGGCTTCGGGTCTTTGGTATGCAGCCAGCTCGCAGAGACGCCCGTGTATGCGCCTCGGTCGGCAATGCTGAAGCTGTGCCGGTCGCCATCCTGCCGCGTTATAGTCATCTGCGGAATCGGCTTGCCGCTGGCAGTGACGCCGTTACCGGGCTTTATAAACAGAAGCCGCCCGGCCTTTACTGCCGCAACAGCGCCGTAAAGTGTGGCGAGTCGCGTCAGGAATTTAGCGTCAGTCTCCTGCGTCTGGTCGATGTGGGCCACTGCAATTCCGGCGAATCCATCGGCCAGCATGGGCTTTAAGTTATTGCGCGCGGCTATCTGCGTGACGACTTCGCCCAGAGTGGTGTCGTGATAGGACACCTCACGGCGGGAATTGAGCGAGCCACGGAAATCGGCACTGCGGGCGCGAATGGTCATGGTGTCCGGCGCGCCATGGTGCTCAACCTCATCAACGGTGAAATTGCCTTTACCGAAAAGCGTCTGGCCTTTCCAGCCGAGAAACAGCGTTATCACTGCGCCGCGTACCGGCATTGCCAGCTGACCGTCGGCGTCGTCCAGCTCAATATCCAGCTGGTCAGCCTCGAAGCCGCGATTATCGGTCAGCGTCATCGAGATAAGGCGATCACGGATGTTGGTTGTGACGTCCTTAGAGTTAACCTTCAGCATGAAATAAGGCGTCAGCTGCGCCCCGGCCTGCACCGGCAGGCTGCTTATCCCGATCATCCGAACAGCCCCCCTGCAGAAGAAATCAGGCTACCGGCCGCCGACTTCACGCCGTCGATTGCTGACGTGAGCTGCCCTGGCAGATTCGCGGATCCGCTGATAAGCCCGTCAGCCTGTTTCTTCAGATCGCCGAACATCGAGGTGAGCGACTCATCAACGCGCTTCAGGCTCAGAGTAAACATGATTTTGCTGGCCGTTCCGTTGGGGTAAAACTCGCTGAAGGTGTTAGAAATACTCTCGATCACGTACATGCCGTAAATCATGCCGCTGCCGCCAATCAGCGGCCACGCCATGCCCTCGTCGGCCATCAGGCGAACGGTCATCAGCGACACCGAGCCGCCTGTGATTTCCGGGCGCAACTCCCCGGATAGCGTGATTTTTTCATCGCCCGGCCCGATAAACTGCGCCGCCGGACGCTGCCCGAACCGGCTGTTAGTGGGCCAGCGGTAGTCGATATTCTGCTGCATATCCCCGTAAGGCAGGGTCTGTCGCATAAACGGCATCATGCCGTAAATCATCATCATCGGTTAATCCTCCCAACCCATTTTGCTGCGGTTCTGTGCCTGGCGGTTTCGCTGCTCTTTTGCCTGGTGCTGCGCCATCAGCGCCATTGCGTCGTCTTTGGTCATGCCCTCATGCATGTTGATTTCATACTGATACGTATTCTGGCTGCGGTCGGTAAACCCTCCCCCGGCTGACGGGGCTGAAACCGGGCGGTAAGGCGCGCCACCATAGGCGATGTTGTATTGCAGCCCGCCGGTATCTGCGCCCGCGCCGCCGGTCGCTACCGGGTCAGGAGACGGTACTTTGTCTTTCAGACCATCGGATTTCGTGTCGATAATGCCGAGCTTATCCAGCACCCAGTTGATGCCACCCATAAGCTGATCAAGCGCATGGCTCGGAATTTTCAGCGCCTCGGCCAGCATGTTGCCGAACTTCTTACCCATGTCTCCGGCGGCGGCAAGTTCGGTCTGCGTGGATTTAACCGGCTCCAGCAGTTTGCCGAACCAGTCCCACAGCTCTTTGACCTTGCCACCTACCCAATCAAACACCGGCTTCAGCGAACCGAAGGAATCACTGATCGGCCCCATCGCTGCGGTAAACCCTTCGGCCATGCCTGCTATAAAGGCGCTGATAGGCTCCCAGTATTTGCGCACCAATAGCGCCCCGGCCACGATTGCCGCCACGACGGCCACCACCGGCAGCGTGATAGCGCCGAGCGCGGCCGTAATGGCTCCGCCCGCGATGCTGAATGCCGTGCCGAGGAATCCCGCCCCGGCAATCAGGGTATTTACGCCCGCAATCACCGGCCAGGCTACCAGCCCGATAGCGCCCAGCGCGCCAACAAAAATCAGTCCAGCCGCTGCCGCTTTAGCAAGGCCCGCTGACAGAACCGGGTTTGCCTGTACCCACTTATCTATATTGAGCAGAAATTTCGTTGTGTCCTGGGTAAGCGTGCGCAGGCTGCTATCCATCTGGTCATAAATATCTGTGCCCAGCGCCTCATAGCCTGACTGCATTTCCTTGAAGTCGCCGCCGAGATTGTCCTGCTGCACTTTGACCAGCTTTTCTGTGCTGCCATCAGAGTTCTGGAAATTCTTAGTCAGCCTGTCAAGCTCACCGCTGGATGCAGATTTCATCAGCGTCACTGCTGAAGACGCGGCCTCCTCCCCGAATATGGTTTTCAGGTATTCGGCCTGCTGCGCATCCCCGAGTTTGTTTTTTTCAAAAGATTTCTGCATCTCCTTCAGGATGGTGAAGAAGGGGCGCATGTTGCCTTTTTTGTCAGCCGTGTTGACGCCCAGTTCCTTTATGGCCTTAAAGGCTGCGCCAGTCGGTGCCTGCACGCGCAGCAGCATCGCGCGAATACCTGTACCAGCCATGCTGCCAGTAGTGCCATTATTTGCCAGCGCGCCAATCATTGCCGCCGTCTGCTCGGCACTGACTTTGGCATTTTTAGCGACTGAAGCGACATAGGGCATCGCATCGCTCAGATCCTGAAACTTTGTAGCTGTTCCATTGAGGGTGGCGGAAATCACGTCGCCCAGGTGAGCGACTTCGCTATTAGCTAGGCCGAAAGCGTTTTTAGTGCTCATCAGCAGCTCTGCACTGTCTTCCATTGTTTGGTTGTTGGCGAGTGACATATTCAGCGTAACAGGCGTTGCCGCCTTAATGTCATCAACGCTGCCACCTGCTTTGGCTATTACTATCTGCGCCTGCGCGGCATCGTTCGCTGAGGCTGCGGTGTTGTCGCCGATGCTGCGCGCCTGGGTTCTCAGAGACTGAAACTCAGGCGACTTTTTATCGAGGCCAAGAGTTGCCTGAAGTGTGGAATTCGCCAGGGCGAAATCATAGCCAGGACGCAGCACGGATGAAGCGGCCACAGCTCCGACCGTTGCTGCGCCGACACCGGCTGCGCCGCCGTTGCGAACTTTCGCGGACAGCTCCTGCCCTTTGCGGTAGCGTTCGCTGGTCTGGTTCAGTCGCTCCTGCTGTGCATTCAGTCGCTGCAGCTCCACTTTCTGACGGCTCAGGCTGACCGTAGCCTGCGCCGAGGCGGATTTTAGGCGCTGCTGCTCGCTGCTCAGGCTTTTGGTGGAAATCCCCGCCGCGTTAAGTGCCTCGCGCTGCTGCTGCACCGAAAGGCGCAGGCTGTTGGACTTCGTCTGCAGCTCAGATGCTGCCTGCCGGGCTTTTTCCAGTGCGCGGGCCTGCTGTGTCGTCGGGCGCTCCGTGTTTTTAAACTGCACGGCCAGCGCTGCTACCTCCTGCTTTGCGTCTTTGAGGCTTTGCTGCGTGACGGCCAGTTGCGCACTGGCCTTGCGGAAGCCATCAATTTTCCCCGCCTGCGCGTCCAGTTCCTTAATCGTCGTCTGCGTCTGGCGTATATCAGACGACAGATTTTTGGCAGCGGTCTGCACGGCTTTGAAGGGCCGCGAAGCTTTGTCTACCGCATTCAGCAGCACCTGCACTTTAAGGTTATTGCTCATCCGGGGTCGCTCCGCTGCGGATAAAGGCTTTATGCCGCCAGCCCATCAGCTCGGCCAGCGGCATGTCGTACATCTCGGAAGGTTGCCAGTGAAATATCGTGGCAATGTCGGCCATCAGGTCATTGACCGTCAGGCCGTGCGGCCAGTCTATTCGTCCGACTTCGACTGCAAAAAACCAATCACCTTGCCGCCCAGCGCAATAAGGTCAACCGGATCAAGGGCGTTACATTCGGCCTTTGTCAGTGCTGGCAGGGTAATGCGGGGCAGCACGGTCAGCAGGGAATCAACATCCGACTGGCACAGATCAGCCAGGCGCACGCCGCGCAGACTACCGGCATTCGGCTTAATCAGCTCCACGCTTTTGATTTCGGTTTCGCCGCGCATCAGCGGGGTTTCAAACTCAACAACGTTATCTTTCTTTTCCATGATTATTCTCTGTTCACTGTAGTCAGTTAAAGCCAGCGACTTGCGCTGGCGTCAGGGTTTATACCAGACCGAGGTTTTTACGGCGCTGTTCAAGACGGTCAACGCCGTTGACCTTCTCCACCATGTTGATGGTGTCAATTTCGATCAGCTCTTTGCCGTTAAAGGTCAGCTTGTAATAGGTGTTTTTTGAGGTGATTTTGGTTTCGGTATCTTCACCCTGTTTGGCTTCGCCGAAATCAAACGACTGATGCTTACCGCGTACCTCAATCTCTACCGCGATTTCCTCGCCGGTATCGTCGCGCTGGTAAGAGCCGGTAAAGCGCAGGGGAATGTCAGACGCGCCCCACTGCGTGAGTACCAGCTCATCGATGCCGCCGATGCTCCATTCAACATCGAGCGCGTCATCTTCCAGACCGTTATCGATAAAGGCCGCGCCGCTCATGCCGCCTGCGCGGAACGGGTCGAGCTTGCGCGCCAGCTTAGGCAGGGTCACGGCGGTGACGACGCCCTGATAGCTGTTGGCGTTGTTAAAAAGGTTCATACCCTTCAGTTTGCGTGGCAGTGCCATTTACCCGGCTCCTCAGCTGTTTACGGATGCGGCGAAGTTCGCCAGATAGGTGTCGGTGATGCGCTGGCGCAGGGTTAAATCTTCCAGCGGCGGAACCGGCGTATAGTCGTAATCGATAAAGAGCTTGCCCGCCTTCAGGGTGTCTTTATCGTTGGCGCTTTCGTCATACCAGGCAGATGCACCCAGCAGATAACCGGCGTTAACCAGCTCGCGGAACTTGGCATTAATGCCCGCAATAATTTCCTTAACGAGAACTGGCGTCAGCGGTTTATCAACCGCCCACATATGCGCCTCGGCCATCGTGTCAGCCAGCACCTGGGCGGTGCGGGTGTAGTTCTCAAACTGAAACAGCGGGTCATCACTGCAGGTGCGGTTGCCCCAGAAGCGGAAACCGTCTTTACGGATCAGCGTGGTGACGTCGGCCTCATTGAGCAGGTCAGCGTCGGTGCCGGTCTGCTGCAAATCCCAGAACACGGATGCAGAAATGCCGGTCACGCCGTTGACGCCGACGTTAGACAGGGTTTTATGCCAGCCTGTGTCGTTGTCGATTTTGGCGCGCAGGCCCAGCGCACGGGCAGTGGCATAGGCCGTGTCGGATTTACTGGTCGCGGTGTTCCACGCAAGGAAATCAGGCCAGATAACCATCAGCTCACGCTGGCTGAAGTTCTGGCGATACAGGCGGGCTTCGGAAATGGTTTTGCATTCCCACGCTGAGACGTAGGCGAAGGCGCGCAGCTGCTGCGCAATGCTAGCAAGCGCGGTTGCCACTGCCAGCGAGTCCAGCCCCGGCACGCCGAGAATACGCGGCTTTACATCGAGCTGTGTCTGCGCGGCGAGCAGCGCTTTCATGCCGGTATACTGGCCGTTTTCATCCGTGCCGCCGATGATATTTGACGTGGTTTCGGCTTCGTCGGCACCTTCAGCCACGCGCACGACGACGGTCACAGGTTTGGACTGGTCAGCAATGGCCTGCAGCGCAGCCGCAAGCGTGCCTTTTTTGCCAGCCTTACCGACAGCGCCCTGCACGTTCGTGATAAGTACCGGCGTATTGAGCGGAAAGGTTGCCGCGTCCGCATCCTGCGCGGTGCAGACCATGCCGACGATTGCGGTTGATACGGTTGTAATGGTGCGCGTGCCGTCGTTGACTTCGACGACGCGGACACCATGATGATAATCAGACATCTGATGCACTCCGTTTTGAGGGTGTGCTCAGGGTGTCAGGTCAGGTTTGGCAGTGCATCTGATGGGGGTTTGCTGGTCAATCAGCAGACAGAATTAATAATCTGGCGCTGCCTGTCGGCCGGTATGTACCGGTAAAGGGTTTTTACTGACACTTCCAGCACAAGCGCAATCTGCTGCAGCGTCGCGCCGTTCGCCAGCATTCGTTCAGCGCGGCTGATAACGTCCGGCGTCATCACGCGCCGCCTGCCGCCGATGCGTCCTTTATCCCGCGCAGCAGCCAGCCCCGCGCGGGTGCGCTCTATTATCAGCTCGCGCTCCATTTCAGCCAGCGCCCCCATGACGTGAAAGAAAAACCGGCCCATCGGCGTGCTGGTATCAATGCTGTCGGTCAGGCTGCGGAAGTTAACGCCACGTTCGCGCAACTCCTCGGTCAGCATGACCAGGTGACGCATACTTCTGCCGAGCCGGTCGAGCTTCCACACGATCAGGGTGTCGCCAGGCTGCAGGCAGCGCAGCGCCTTCTTCAGCCCCGGCCTTTCGCTGGTTTTACCGCTTATCCTGTCCTCGAAAATAAGCTCACATTCTGCGCTCTGCAGCGCAACCCGCTGTAAATCCGTGTTCTGGTCATTTGTTGATACCCTGATATAGCCAATCAGCACGCTGGATTCTCCGCAAATGGCCGCAAGTGTGCCAGTGCGGCCCGGCGCAGGGCCAGGCGTTTGTTTCTCATAAACCTCGGTTTAGGCGACGCAGCAAAAAAGACTGTTGGTAATGGCGCTGATCAGCTGCCTGATATGAGTTTCTTCGCCGCTGTGAAATCGGGCAATGGTTACACCCGGCTACCCAACGGCATGATTTTGCAATGGGGGTATGGAGCGTTTGCACAAAAAACAACGACGGCAGTTGTGCTGCCGATTGAGTTCCCGACTATGGGGGTAGTCGTGCTCGCCTGTAAGGGCGCATCTTTACCGCTGGCCGGTGAATATAGCGTTGGGGCGCAATTCCGCAATAAAGCCTCTTTTGAACTCACTAATACAGGCCCTAGCTCAACTAATCAGGGCATTTACTGGCTGGCGCTGGGGTACTGAATGAAAAAATATTCACCATCTGCAAATGCTTTTTACGATACCAGCATCAATCTGGTTATCCCTGATGATGCCGTAAAAATTACCGACAAAAAATGGGCTGACTTACTCGCCGGACAGGCAGAAGGAAAGCTGATTGCCTGCGGTGCTGACATGCTCCCGTGTCTGACTGCTCAGCCGCTGCCAACAGCAGAAGAACTTATCAACCAGGCCGAAGACAAGCGCAGCAGGCTGAGAACTGAAGCCGATACGGCCATTCAACCCCTGCAGGACGCGAGCGATTTGGGGATAGCAACAGATGATGAGGCAAGCCAGCTTATCGCCTGGAAGAAATACCGCGTTACGCTGATGCGGGTGAACACGGAAGACGCTGAAAATATTATATGGCCTGAGCAGCCTGCATAAAAAAAGCCCGCATAGCGGGCTTTCTTCATTCCGGCCTGACCGGCCATGTAATATCAGGAGCCTTACTGGTATCAATTCGGCTTAGCTCCACCCGGTATCGCTTCCACTTTGCCAGGCGGGTGATCTCCTCATCTGTCGCAATGCTGATATCAACAGCATCCTGCAGCGGCGCAATGACCCGGCTTGCCTCATCCGTTTCGGCTGCCAGCCTGCTGCTGGCAATCAGCTCCGCGTTTTCAGCATCTGTTACCGGGGCAGTAAAGACGCCGTCACTGTAGCGATAATTTATATCGGGCTGTTCGGTTAGCGCGGTGATATCCACCCATACCAGCGAAGGGTGATAGAGTTTTTCAGGCTTCACATTCAGCGCGACAATTTCCGCGACGCGCTGATTTTCAATGCGGGCATACGTTTTCATCAGCTGAATTCCTCAATAAAAATAACGCCGTCCGAACCGTAGTTACCAATAAAAGGATCGGATCGGGTATTACCGCCACCTCCAGCCCCAAAGGTTTTCCCTTTAACGGATAAATTACCGTCTCCGCTTCGCTTGCCGCCGCCCCAGTAACTTACACCGCCATCACCAGAACCGCCCCGATAAGGGTTTGTGGTCGTCGAGATAATGCCGGGCGCATCGCTGCCGTCGCCACCCGGAATATTCAAATCGCCGCCGACTGCCGTTCCGCCCGCGCCGCCCGCATCACCTGATGAAGTATTAACGCCGTTGCCCGCCGTCAGCAGGCCGTTGAATGTGCTGCTAGTTGCTGACAGGGTTTCATCGCTGCCACGGCCTACCACGCCGGGGTAGGTTTTGGTGTCGTCCACGTTCAGCCATGCGATGACCGTTCCGCCTGCGCCACCGCCTGCGCCACGGCTTGTGAAGCCGCTGCCCCATCCAAGATAGCCATAACCTCTGCCGCCGCCGCCGGTCAGGATAATCCTGATGCGTTTCGTTCCGGGCGTAGGCTTGTAGTTGATTGCTCCAGGCGTGGTAAAAATCTGGCGGCCAATAATACGCCCTGAAAATTTTTCTGTTAAACCGAGGTTTTTGAGAACATCAGCAATCAGCCCGGCGTCTTTGATTTCTGCCAGGGCATTTGCGATCTGCAGGTACTGGCTGTGGGGGTTATCAGCATCGAGATGCTTTTTCATTACGCCGTCA